CCACGAATTAAGTCTTCTTTAGAAACATTAGTTGCTATAATGTTCCCAAGATCATCACTTATTGTGAATGGTCCAGTGAGCCTATTGCTGCCTGATGTTAATTTTATAACTATTGATTGTGACATTATGGAGGTGTTGTAGTGGTTGTTGTAGTAGTTGGTGAGAAACTTTCTAGTGTGCAACTTGATACTTGAGCTGCAGTGAGGATGTTTATCAAAGAAGTAGTTGCAACCTGTACAAGTGGATATGGACTTGTCTGATCAATTAGGTAAACAACATTCTCATCGATTAGGTAGATGTTACAATTACATTCAACTATTCCTTTAGGTTTAAGTCCGCTTGATGTAATATCTATCTCAAGCTCAACTGTTCCTGTCAAATCAGAATATTGTACAATCTTAATATCACTTGTCACTGCATCTTGATAAACAAATATCAATCTTCCAGATATTGTATATAGTAGATTTGAAAGTGATTGTACATTTGTTAGTGCAAATAGTGTAGTGACTGTTGCTGGTCCAGTTGTCAAATCTACAGAAACTATCTCAGTGTCTGCATTTATAGCATACAAGAGAGTGTCACTAATTGCAACAGATCCAAGCAAACTTCCTGTATATGCTGTGGTTGCTCCTGTTACAGCTGTAAATGGTGAAAGAGTTATGTCTGAATCGTATATGTTTGAACTATCGTATGAGAAGAACTTATCAGCTGTAAGTGCTATGTATTGTCCAACACTAAACGAAGGTACTGAAACTGGAATGCTTGTTCCAGTGGTAACATCAAGATAGAACAATCCATCACCTGTAGATACAAAAGTTCCACAGCAAATTGGTATAGAAAGAGTTGTAGTGGTAGTTGTTGTAGTTCCACAGAAGCAAATCTCTATTTCTGTAATGATTCCTCCAACTACATGATATACTTGTTTTGAACCATATATGTTCTCTTCTGTATAATACCAACCATCAGGAACAAATGTACAATCTGTAAGACTTGAATCTAAATAAACAATTCCTCCTATTTCAAAAGATGTTATAGCAATTGTAAATCCAGAGTATGTAAACACAGCACTTGATGGAATTTCTGCCAAAAATTCTATACCGTTACATGCATCTTCCAAAGATCCACTTGTTACAACTTCTGGGAATGTATCAATTGTATATCCTGAAATAAATGCTGAATAGATCAAAGGAACTGGTCTTTGACATATAGTTGTTGTAGTTGTTCCTGGTACAGTGACTATTGCATTTCCTGCAAGATCACAATAAGTTCCAACAACTGTTCCTTCAATATCACAATCTATTATCACGGTGGTAGTTGATGATGTCGTAGGTTCTCCTGGTTTATCACATGTCCAACAATATGTGGTGGTTGTAATAACTGTTGGAGGAAGTGCATTAACAGCAATTGCTGTCAAATCTTCACAACATCCGTTTAGTCCTGAATAGAAGAAGTTGTTTTCAGCAATGTACCAATTAGGAACATAACTGTGAAAACTCACCCAACTCTTTGTATTCAAATTAAATGATAAGGTCCACGACTTGTTACAAAAATATTCTTGATCTGTTACATGTATTATTCTTCTAACAGTATTTCCATTTAACACTCTTTCTATGTAAAACTCTTGCTCTGCAGCATCGTATTTAACATCTTTTGTTTTTGGAATGTAATCAAGTTTAGATATGATCACTCTCTCAAACTTGCTGTCAAACACTCCATGCATTCCTATACCATTAAAGTGATTGTCTGTGTTAACTTTTGGAAAATGATCCAATATCTCAAATGCAAGGTGCTCAGTGAAGAATCTGTTCATTCCTGAACCAAATGCAGAAATATCAGTTGCACCATTTCCAGATACAAGAAACACTTGTCCTCTCTTAGCATCTACAGTGATTTGTCCTTGAGGTATCTTCAAGAGCATTTTGTTCTGACTTCCTACATATCCAAGATCTGTTTCTGCAAAATCAATTGGAGGAGCTGATCTAAACAATGTATCATTTCCTAGGTAGGCAGCTTGAGGATTACTTGTCTGAACTGTAAGCATTGTGTTATACAGCAAAGACTTATTCTCAAATCTAGCAAGTACAGCTTTATTCTGAATACCATCTAGAGAAACAAGCTTGCCATAGTTTTGAGGAAAATCAAAGTTTGAAATAGCTCTGTATGTCAACCAACTGTTTCCTCTATCATCTGGGCTACTGCTTTGTGCCTCAGAGTAGATTGCTCTAAATGGATAGTTTGAGAAACACAAAGTCTCTTCCCAATCTGGAGGAAGGTTAGAGAATGCGTTTTCTCTATTCTGTTTAGAGAATGTTACATTATAATAGTATGTATTGTCCTGAGCAATTGGAACAAACGATTCTTGAACCCAATCATCAGGAATACCTGTGCTCACGTGTGGCCAGAAGTCACCTTCTTTATTGTTAAATGCCTGACGAAGATCTGTATTGTAAGAAGTTTCACAATAGAAATTAGGAATACCGTAAGCAAACAAATAGAAATATCCATCATAGAATGTTCTATTTGGATTATTATCTTTTGGTTCTTGACTGTTTGGACAATCGAAGTTGTTAGCTTTATAAGATACGATGTTATATAAAACTTCACCTCTTGCTAGGTAGTTGCTTAATATAGATCTTGCTGAGTGCCAATATTTTGGGTAGGCAATGTTACCAATCTCATCGTAGAAAATGTCTGAATCATCAGGAGCATTTACACGATTGTCTATAAAGAGTGGAAGTTTTGTTTTAAATGCAAATCTGCTGATGAATGTATCACCACCAAAGATTGTACTATTTGTTGTTGTAACTTGTTGTGAGAGATTTCTTTGGAATCCTGTATCTACAGTTTCATAAGAATAGATCTGTCCCCATTGACTAGGGGCAATGTTTTTAATTGATCCATAATAAGAAACAACTGTTATGGGAGTTTCTCTTGCAGGAGCTTGACAATTGTTTTTTTCAGATATTGTAAACCTAGATTCATCTGTAATCAAGCTTACACCACCAGGAGCAATACTTGGTGTTTTGTCTGGAAGAGGTAGAGCGGTTTTATCAATGTCTGTTCTAAGGTAGACAGAAGATTCTCTTTGCCAGTTGTTTATATTGTATGTATCTCCAGTAGATTGAACTCCTGGAATTATGTATTGAGCTATGTCAAGGTCTCTTTGCTTTATTCCAAGATTGTTTGGAATTTCTGATGAATAGTTATAATCAGCAATAGAGTTGTAAGAATATGCATAGTTCTTTCTAGTTATACCGTTTGTATAAATAGTTAGATATGCCTGATAAGCAGCAAACATTGCTGTAGCACTCCAAGGATCTGTTTTAGAAGCAAGTCCATCAGAAGCTTGTAGAGCATCTCGTTGTGCTTCTTCTGTTAGGAGTCTGTATTTAGCATTCTCTCTAACTTCAACATGGTGTCCTTTTCCTCCACCAAATATTACACTTTCTAGTTTTAGAACATCTCCTAAGAAAGGTTGTCCAAAAGAGGTTTCAGGAGAGTTGAATATATGTCTATATCCTAGTTCTGGTTTTGATTGAATTCCAGGAAGAGGTGTTTCAGTTCTACAAGTTACATCAGGGTAGACTGTTCTTATAAACTCTTTATTTAAAACACCAGGTCCTCCACCATTCTCTGGAGAACGTTTTATAGGTTCTGTTCCTTTTTCACAATTTAAAGTGTAGCTTCCACAGCAGCCACCTAGAACTCCAGAAATCCATTTTTCTGTATATCCATTTTGATAATCAAAATATGAAATTCCAAGTCCTTGTAGTGTTCCTCTTTCTACAAACCAAACATCATATTCAGCAAATGCAATGAATGCAGATCCTGATAGCATTACAGGTCTTGATGTTGAACATATCTCAAAAGAATCATCAACTTTTAAACCTGTTCTTTTGGTTCTCTTATTTGTGTTACAATCTGTATATTCTAAATCACCAGCTTCTTTTACAACAATTCTATATGCCTCACATTCAGCAAGGTAGGCATTGTTTTGACTTAATAGGAATGGGTCTTCTCTAAGATCGTTATATGGATAGTTTGGAAAGTAGAATGTTTCTTCCTCTCTTTTGTATTCATTTACGTTTCTTAGAATACCTTTTGCAATAACAGATTTGTTTGTACCTCTGTTTCCTCTGATTATCTTGTATGCAACTATATCATCTTTTTGCTCCTGTGTAAGAGAAGATGATTGTATGAGTTGTCTTACTTGAGTTGTATCTATCTTTACACCTATTGGGAAAACAGCATCGTTTCCCATAACCATATTCAATGGTGTGCTCAATATCTTTGTTTCTAATATTGGGCTAACTAATACATCTGGGAATTTATGATGTCTTATTTTCTGACCAGAAAGTTCTCCCCAAACAGTTTCGTTACATGGATATTCTTCTGTAGACTCCCAATATCCAAATTCTCCATATTGGTATGGACCTTTGTATTTAAGATCTCCTGTATACCCCTGTGAAAATCCTGTTACAGAGGCTGTGTTGTAAATCTTCCAATAAGGACTATATCCTTCACTACCAAGGTAGTAATCAGGTTCTCCTATGAAGTCAGGATTTGTATTTGGAACATCAGGGTAGTTAAATTCACTAAGAGTCTTTCTTCTACCTGGAATATGAAAACCATCTGTTTGTTTACCATTCTTTAATAGGAACACTATTTCAAATGCATACACCTCATCACGCATGTACCCACGTAGGTTTGTAGCGTTGAGTTCATCTGCATAGTTTTCTGTAGCAGGAATTCTCCAAGTTTCCCATTGAAGCGTAACACCGTTAGCTATTTGCTGGTAGTTGAGTCTGTCAATAGATGTAAGGTTGTCCCAAACAAGAACATCCTGTACAACTGTAATGTCTTGAGCAATCTCGTAATAAGGAGACTTTTCAATTATATCAGTGATTGTAAGTCTTATATCAGAAACACTTTGACCAGTGTATGTTATTCGTTTTGTAACAGCATCAATGTTATATGTTCCAATAAGTTCTACAGAGGTTATATCATTTATTGTTTTTATAACAGCAATGTTGAAATATCTGAACTGTCCTGTAGAATCTAACCCACTGACATTCAATATAATAGACTTACCCACCTGGTAATTAAAACTAGGTGTGGTGAGTGGTGGATTAGCAATAGGTGTAGGATTTGTTACAGAGTAGTATGAAGTGAATGCTTCTCCATCTGCATCAGCATATTGTATTGCAAACTGATATACACCAGCTACAAGATCTCCTCCAGAGATAACATCAACTACGTCTAACTGAGGCACCTCGAAGTTAGGTTGTATCTTCAGTTGATTACAATCCACCTCATCTGTATATACAGGATCACAGAACTGTGATGTAGGAGCAAGTTTGTATGGGATGTTATTTAAATCAAGATATCTTCTTGGGTTAAATCCGTCTGTCCAATATACTTCTGTTGTACAGTTTGTAATCTTGTGTACAATCTTGTGTATTGGATATTTTACATTAAAGTTTAGACACTTTGCATCTATGTAAGTTCTGTATACACAATCGTTATTATCCATATATCCAATCTGAGAATCTCCTGTTGAGGGATTTGCAAGAAAGAATACATGTTTGTTTTGCTCATTTATAAAGTGTTCTCCTATCAATAGATATCCTGTAGGAAACTGTAGGCAAAACCTGTTTCCTTGTTCATTTTGATAGTTGACAATATTGCCATCAAAATTCTCAACACCAGCGTTTAGGGCATACGTAAGTGCACCCTTAGAAACTTGATTTATGGAGTTATCCATATTCAGTCCTGTGGTGGCACTATTATATTCAGCTTTAACGCTACCTTGATCAGTTGTTTCTTCTCCAGCCATATCTGTTTGTTCTGTTTGGTAGTTCGTACATGTTAAATCTATTTAGATCATTCTTGATCCTTCTTTGTTTAGCATATACATCTTGTTTCTTAATCTCAATATCAGCCATGATAAATGCTTCTTCTGATAATTGTTTATAATACACAAGCTTTGCCTGTATTTGTTGAAAGGTCTCATCAGTGAGTTGATTAGACAACATTTCAAAAATCTTATATTTAATAAATGCTTCAATGTATTCTCTGATACGATAGTTGTCTGGAATCATCTGATTACCAAAACCATCGTATTCTGTAACATAGAATATTAAATACACAGTTCCATTTCTAAAATTAGTTACAAACTTATTATCTCTGATGTCAAATGAATCTGCAGCAGATGATCCTAGGTTTGCACAATCTAATGTGCAATTTGCTCTAACAGAAATATTACCTGGTTTAAGAAGGTATTGTTTCCTGTAGTTTACAGCAACTTGATTGTTTGTTTTGTATACAGCCTGTATTAATTCAGGAAGACATGTTCCATCGCAATTTGGATCAGCACACTGCTGGTTGGTACAAGGAACCTGTCCAGAAATAATAGGACTCACTTGAATAGAAGTTTGTCCATTTGCTTGAGAGTAGAAAGAGTTTGCAGATTGATAAGGATATCCACTTACAGACGTGCACAACCAAGCTTCTCTTACAGCAAAAAAATTATCTGGAAGTCTTGCTTGAAAGTCTTCAACGTGTAAAACTTGTTCTGATATGACATATGTTGTTCTTCCAAGTTTTCTTAAACATTTGTCAAGATAGGTTGGGAAAAGAAGATCATCAACAGCTCCTGTATCAAAATAGCTTTTTAATTCCTCCTTTACAGTGGAATAAACTATCTCAGGAGACGTAAACCCATATTTATAGTAGTATGACATATTAATGTTTTTTTATTTTTTCCATTCCCTATATATGCACTGATACTTGTCATCAGTTTTAATATAGTGTGATAGAAGTCTAGATGTTGTTCTTGTAGGTTTGAAGTACCAAAGCTCAGTGTTCTTCAGTCTGGCAGTTTCCTTAAACCACATCCATCCAAAGAAATATCCTTCTGTGTGGTAGTTGAAGTTGTATATAATCTTTCCTTTCTGCTTAGTCTTTTGCCAGTCTACAGGAAGATTTACAAACTCATTGTTCAATCCTTTTAACTTCCTTCTCTTCTTTTTGTTAATGGAGAATTCACCAAAACCAAAAGGGAGCTTTGCTTTCTCCCCTGTTTCAAGTATATAGTTTTTAAAAGAATCGTTAAATGAGTAGATGATGTTTCTCCACTCGTCAAATGTAATTTTTATAGATGGGTGTTTCTTACAAAAATTTTTGTAGTTTTCTCTACTTGCACTTCTCCAATCTATTTTTACTCTCATTATTTTCCATTTGGTGCATTACTAGCTTGTCCATCCACTCCATCATCTGTCATGTCTGTTTTAATTTGGAAATATGTAGATAGGAGTTTTTTGGATGTAAGTTCTAACACTTGGCTTTCTAAATATCCAGGTAGGCCATATTGTTTATCTAGGGGATTTTGACACCACTCTTCATCTGTAGGTTCGTTTGTTCCACAACCGCATTCTGGAAACATCACTTCATTAGGAACGTCTTTCTCAAAGAATGCTGATATTCTAATTGCCTGAAGCAAAGGATTATTAACATACAGATAGTCGTTCATTATCCAATAGTATTCCTCATTTTTAATAATAGGAAGCTTCAGAAGATTTATATATCTGTTTACTGTAATTTCTTTTAACTTCTTACCACTACCGCTCATTGCGTTTATTGAATAAACACCTTGTATTAAATATTGGTAATTTCCTTCAGATATGCGTGGAAGTTTGTATCTGCTTCTTGCAACTGTACAATTATCTACATATTCGCAACATTCAGAAATAGGAACTTCCACCATCTCTAAACAAGGAATGGTGGTAAACAATGTATTAGTTGCCCACAGTTTTCTTAAGTTTGTTTCTCTTTTGATTAGTAAAACAGCATTGTTCTTTATTTCTGAAGCCACTGCTCTATCTGTAATCAAACTGTCTGTTGATAGCAATTTATGCATCGAACGTACATCTGAAACAAGTTTTCTTAGTGTTGACATGTTTTTTATATTCTTGATTCAAACTCACCTATCTTTCCGTAGATTGGGTGGTATATAAGCACAAGACCAGCTCTTATGTTGTTAACATAGTTGTTATCAGCATGCCATCTATCAGTTCCTGAAAGACTAGGCATTTGTTGTATTCTTACACCCTTCACCTCTTTAGCCATATAGTGATGCTTATCTCCTGTGTGTATTTCTCTGTAATCAGCCACTCCAAATTTGAAAGCATCTTTTCCTGTTGCAAATAACAAAGGAAGTTCATCTATCTTACAGTTACCGTGATGATATCCTATGAAGGTGCATCCTAATATTGTACATTTTGTAACAGAATGTTCTCTCTGAAACTTTATCTTTGTGTTGTTCCTGTAGAAGACTTCTAGTGCGTGAGCTAGGTAGAATGACTTTGTTCTATCGTGATTACCTTGAACAAGTATCACTTCTAAAGTTTCGCATACTTCTTGAAGGTAGTTTATGGCTGTAACCAAAAGATCAAACCCTTCTTCATATTCATTATCATACCCAGTGAGGACATCTTGAGGAGTACCTGCTGTAGTTTGGTTTTGATAATTATCTGTATGAAAAAAATCGTTTGATATTGGAAATACAATTTTTCTAATATTAAACGATCCTCTTACATTTTTTACAAGATCTCTGACAATGTTCAGATACTGTGCCTTCTTTTCTTCTATAGTTTCTCCTTCAAGAGTTTTCTTTGCTAAATGAAAATCTGCAATAGATATTTCAATATCAACAGTTTCGAACAACTCTCCAGGATCAGAAACCTTTGTAACAACAACCTCCTTTGGAACATATGATTCTAAAAACTTTGCAAAGTCTTCTGGAGAGTAGTCTTTTGGTTTCTTTAAGGTGGCAAATACAGAAGATGTAAACTTACCGTTAGATTTCTGTTTTGTCCAGTAGTTTGAGATTTTATACTTGTTCAGATCTATTTTGTGCAATTGAGCAAGTTCAATATCACTCTTTGGTTCAAAGGATGTTTCTAAAGTAGATTCCAAAGAACCTTTGTCAACATTAACCTTTACCACTGCCTTTTCTAAATAAGCATCTTCAAACCCAGTTTCTTTATCTTTCCTTAACTCTTTCAACAACACATCAACCTCATCTTCTGAAATTCCAAGCTTATCTGCATAAAACTTTCTACTTTTCTTCCAATGTAACATTTGCTCAAGTTGGAGCAAGAGGTCTTGATTTGCTGACATTAGTCTCAAATTAGTTAAAAATTATAATAAAGATAGAAAGTATTTTCAAATATACCAAATTATTTTAACTAACTTAATTATATAGATTAACCAAATTAGTTATAAAAAAACTCCCAGAGTAGAAACTCCAGGAGAAACTTCCTGTAAAACCAACAAAACAGGATTTTTTAACATTAATAGGCTTATGGGCCTGTAGTAGTTGTAGTTGTAGTAGCTAAGATTGTAATGTCTGTAAAGTTTGTACAATCTCCATCAGACATCACTCTAACTATTGTAGCTAAGTCTGGAACAAGAGCAGAAGCATATCCTCCTAATAGAGCAGCTTTTGAAACACCTGTCTCAAAGGGGGAACCATACCCATCTACATTTGAATATAAATCGAATGGACCTGTATCAGCTCCAGCGGTTGTTAATGTAATTAATACTGTCATATATTATTGTTTGTTTTTATTAACCACATGTTCCAACACCAGTTATTTCACCAAGACCTCCACTGATTATAAAGCATGACAAAAGACCTGAATCAGCACAAATTATACCATCAGGTACAGGGATTGTTCCTGCAGGATCTGTGTATACAAAACATCCTATTCCAAGTGCAGCACAGGTAGAAGTGTATAATATTTCTCCACCTATACAATCATATGTAGAAACAGAGAACAATACTCTTGTAGTGGTAGAAGTAGATGTTGTACTAGACGTAGAGGTGCTAGTTGTAGATGTTGTACTAGATGTTGATGTACTGGTTGTAGTTGATGTACTACTAGAACTTGTTGTAGTAGTTGTTGGAATACAACCAGTTACAAGATTACAAAATATGTTAAGTAGATTTGAATCTTGAGAGATTGCTGTAAAAATAGCCTCAGCAATTGCCTCAGGACAAAGCTTTACATCTATCTTCTGTAAAGATAGTGTAAGATTGTCACATTTGTTTATTCCTGTACAAGATAAATTATCTCCTGTATAGAAAACAAGGTCTGTACTAGTTTTGTAAGCAAAGCAAGGATCTATACCACAGCTTCTTGGAGCATTTGGTAGAGGTGTATTATTTGTGCAAGATGAACAAGACATGTTATTAGTTTTATATTGCTGCTAATGTTACAGTTACGTTATTGTATTGGTTGAAAGGTACACTTGTAAATGTTACCAACTCACTAGGATTTGTTAATCTGTTTATATTCAACGTTACATTATATGCTCCAGTGGTAAGGTTTACAGTGTAGTTGTTATCTGTATCAAGACTTAGTTGAACATCTATAGATCTTGTAAATGCTCCTGCTCCATTCATATTCCCAATAGCAGGAGATGTTGTACGATTTATAGGAAGTGTAGGAGTTACACCACTATACCATGCAGGTGTACCAGCCTCAACATCAACAATATCTGAATCATCTGGAGAACTCAAACTAACTACAAATCTAACAACCCCATCAACTGGACCTACACAATCAGATATCAATGTGACAACATTTCCTGCTACAGTGTAGCAATTTGTTCCATCAGAATAATATCCATTAGGAGCAAATACGCTAAGTCCTGAGTTAGTATAAATACTGCAACCAACAATTAAAGGATCGCACGCACCAGATATATAATATGTATCAAGTCCTGCAGAACAAGCTTCTGAACAATCTACATCTGAATAACCAAGATCGATTAGGACAGGAGCTGCTGTAGTTGTGGTGGTAGTTGTACTAGTGCTAGTAGATGTAGTGGTTGTAGAAGATGTGCTACTTGTTGTAGTAGTTGTAACACAAGGGTTTACATCCTTGATTTCATCACCAGACACATAGTAACAATTAACTCCATTAGAATAATAACCCTCATTAGCAGGATTTGTTAACCCTGGGTCTGTATAAATTACACAACCTTCTTCTAGGTTACTGAAGCAAGAAGCTGTAACATAATAGTTATCGCAAGTAAATGCATACAATTCACAAGCTTCTATGCAACTATCTGCATCATAGCTCAAACAGATAGGTACACCAACTGCTGTTGTAGTGGTTGATGTTGTGCTTGTACTAGTTGATGTAGATGTGCTAGTGCTAGTTGTAGATGTAGAACTTGTTGATGAACTAGTGGTTGTTGTAGTTGGAAGACAACTGTTTACAAACCCACAAAAGGTATTGTTTAAAGATGTAACTGTAGATATTGCTGTGAGAAAAGCCAAAGCTAGATTCTCTGGACATATTGCATCATCAATCCTTGCAAGAGCATCTGTTGTACAATCACAAGTGTTTGTTCCTGTACATGGAATGTTTGGTCCTGTATAAAATACAAGATCTGTTCCATTCGGATGGACATAACAAAGATCTAATCCACAATTTTCAGGATATGCCGTGCTACCATTTGTGTAACAAGGCATTCCAGGAATACAAGCCATGGGTTGATGGTTTATGGTATGTACATGATATAATAAGCACCTATTCCAGGTTGATAGTTCTGGTGAGGCTGATTACTACCAGTTAAGTTATTTGTAACTCCTACTGTCAAATCTGTTGGTCCAGTGAGCGTACCACTTCCTATTGGAGTTACTGCTGAACTAATATGATTTCCTGTTGAATCAACCCCTGCATATCCTTGCACTGTATGGGTGTGAGGATTTGGTGAAACTACAGCAGTTGCTGTATGCGTGTGTGCAGGAAGCTGAGAAACTGATAGAGAAACACTATTAGAACCTACTAAGCTATTTAGATTGTATGAAGGATTTCCAGGAACTGATGGATCTACAGCTGGAGACATTGTTGGACCACCCATTCCATTTGTAGCACCTACAGTAACTCTACCTCTAAGATCTGGTGTTCCATTATTACCATTACACAGATTTACCTTGTAAAAAATAGTTCCGAATATGCCTGCTCCTGATCCATCAAAGTTTCCAGCAATTGGCCCAAAGTAAGGAATTGCTGTATAGGGAACCATCTTTGTAGATAGTGCATCGTTAACTAAGTTGTTTGCCACCCAGTCAGCAATGATTTGATCTATATCAGCTTGTGCAACGTATAGGTTTGGAAGATCTATCAGTAGTTGATTGAGAGTGGTGTTAACCTGACAAAGCTTTGTTATAACTGCCTGAACAATCGCATGTGTGTCTGAAGAAGGTGTTACTCCTGTAAGACATTCAATTGAATAATCTGCATTTAAAGTGTTTAGGGTGTTGTTGATTGTGGTCACCTGAACCTGCAAATCACAAGCAGCTTTAACCAATGCTTCAAATAGCACTGCAGCAGTTATATCTCCACAATCAGGAAGATACTTACTCACCACTTCGCAATACACACTTGGCTCAAGAGTGATTACAATTCCACTACCATCTAAAGTTGATGTTAAAAATGTAATAAGAGCTTGCTCTACAAATGATAGAGAATCTCCAGTTTGAATTCCAAGAACAGGAACATCTATTCCTGTATATCTGACACATCTATCTGATACGATTTCTGTGCAACCATTATAGCAATTTGAACAGCTCATTTATTTGAATTTTAAAAGTTTAACCCTACTAGCAATCATTTCTACGGTGTAAGCCTTTGCATAATCTATATTACAAAGTTTAAACGTCAAGATTCTTTTATAGTTTAAAAGATCCAACATTGCTGCTGTAGGAATAGGTTTGTTTAATGAAAATATTACATTATTGTAAAGATTGTTAGACAATTCTGCCAACTTGCAATCTATATCAGAAAGCAAAACAGAAATACTAGAACAATTTACACAATCTGTAAGTCTGGGTGATAACATGTTTGAATTTTTTTACACCATTAATAGAAGCGTTGTAACAAGCTGAACAGAGGCCATTAATCAATTGACATCCACAGCCAAATTTAGCTCCACAATTTTTACAGTTTGCCATATTAATAAAAGTTGGTTACGTAATTATTTCCAGAACATCCGCATCCTCCACATCCACTTTTTACAAAATTATCCAACATCTTCTTTGCTTGATTATATAACTTGTTCGCCTGATCTATAGCACAGTTGTTTGCTGCTGCAATAGATCCCTGTATGAAGAAGTATATACTATTTAGATTTACCTTTTGTTGTGTTTTTATAGCAAGATCACATTCCATCATATCAAGCTTCATAAAAGCCTCATCAAATCTTTCTTGCAGCTGGTCAACACGCATTATAGATCTCTCTATGTAGTTTATGTAAGCAGGAGTGATAGAATATTTAAGATTGTAAACTCCATCAGGAAGTGGGAGAAGAGGATCTCCAACTGATGTTATTCCTAAGGAGGCAGAGTTGAAAATATTGAAATCATTTATTGTAAAAGGCAGAGTTACTAGTCCAAAACTTGGAACAGTAATTTCAATTGTTGGTGCAGATGGAGGTGTAGCATATGTGGAAGCATCAGCAACACCTAATGTTAAGGTGTTGTATGTTGGAACCACAAGTATATTTAAAGTTGTTGCCATCGTATTTAAAATAAATATGCCAGAGGATTTTGAGAATATCCTCTCTTTCCCCTGGCATAGGTTGTATGATTTCTACTTTATTCCTTATGGAATCAAGGTAGAGGTTGTAGTTGTGGTTGCCCAAATAGTAGTTGTTGTAGATGTAGTAGTAATACATGTATTATCATCAGCAACTGTATCTAGAGCAGCTTCAAGAACAGCTTGAATTCCTGCAGTGAGAGCTTGAGGACAAGCAATGATTACCATTGCATCTTCCTTAATGTAATCACCCCAGCTGTAAGCAGACTTGCTATACTCATTGAACTTGATGTAGAAACTGTCGTAAGTTGTACCATCAGTTACCCAAGATTCAAAGTTTCCGTTGTAACCATTCATTCTGTACAAATGCTTAAGGTAACCAGCTTGGTAGCTATAGTAGTTCTTCTCAAGTTGTTTGATTTCAACATCTTGACCACTTGCGTAAGAAGCACGTTGAGTTACAGTTGCAGTAGCAACAATGTTACAAGCATCAGCAACAATGAAATCAGCTGTGGTAGCTGGTCCACTGTATACAAAAGTACGGAAGTACATTCTGTCATATTCTTGAGGGAATGCAGCAACGTCACAAGGTTGTCCGTAAACAGTTAGAGCTTTACCACTGATACGAAGAACAGCACTAGCATTGTTACCAATTCTCTGGAATTGATAGAAAGTGTTGAAGTTGATGTTGTCTGGGTTGATACCAGGAGCTTGCAAAGTAAGTTTTGCAATGAAAGCATCGATCAAAGCAGGAACATCAACAGTTGTGCAAGGATCTCCACCACATTCGCAGCAAGGAGCTTGAACAGTCACTGAACGAGTGAAACCGTTGAAATACAAAGTGTCAATGTAAGAAGAGTGAGCACGTAATGTTAAAGTTACGATATCACCACATTTTACATCCCAACCACTAACGTCAGTTACCTGAGTTGCAGCTGTAGGACATCCTGAAACTTTGTACCATTCTGTAACATTGTTTCTGTTACCAATGTTCAAAGAACCAGCAATTTTGTCTGAACGCTTAGATCCTTGCAAATAGGTGTTATCACGACCTTGTGCAACATAGAAATAAGGGAATCCAGCAATGTTACCAACATTTGCAACAGTGTAATCGCTTCCGAAGATACCAAATTGACCAGGGGTCAAATCTTGCGTAGATCCAGAGCTAGGCAATGTGTTTCCTACTGGTACTACGAAGACTGTAGTTAATGAAAAATCAGCCATTGTTTATTTATTTAAATGTGAAAAAAATTACTCATTTGTTTGTATTCTAACTTGCGAACTTTGTACAGCAAATTGATTTTCCGTATACATAGCTAAGTTTTGTACCGTTAAATCAAGAAGCTCATCTTCTAAATATGTTTCTAGTTCACAGTCTTGATCTGTTGATGGTGTTCCGTCAAACTTTATATATCCTGATTTATCAATGTAAACTGGATATCTCATGTAACTTACATAAATGTTTGATGGTGTAAAAGTCCCATCTGTAAATATAGAAATCTCATCAGAGGAAATGAAGTTGAATGTCTCTTGATATTCAAACGATGGTTTATAGTGGTCATTGTTTAAAATGAACTGTAAATCACCATGTTTAGCAAGATCCCTATTAATCCAAATCTTTCTATCCTTACATCTTCCTTTATCAGCTAATACATAACTATCAATGTAGAACATGTATTTAGGAGATAGATTGTGGATGTAAGCTGTCCACTGATTTAGTTCTTTATTCTTTATCACTAATGGTAATTCACCATTAATGTAGTTTACCACAAGACTCTGAAGATCTTCGTAACGTTTTTTAAAAGAATCAAAACCAAGACCGCTCAATGTGCTGAACCCATCAACTTTCTGCTTAATCAATTTGATTTGAGCTTCATTCAAAGCTAAAATCTTATCTTCTAATTGGATCTGTTGATGATCATTAGTCGATAGTTTATTTAGTCTTTGATCGATCTTATATAATAAACTATCTACAGGTATCATACAGAGGCTAGTTTCTTAGTTTTTAATTTTTGTTCCAAAGTGATTAGATCTTCTTGATTGTCATCATCAGCAAGGTATTTAACTAATTCGTCTTCATCCTTTGCCACTTCAAACTCACCTTCAAAAATCTTACCACTGTTTTTCACTCTATATATTGAGTGAGCTATTGCTTGTTTTACAACATCCTTAATATGGAGAAGATTTTCCTTCATATCAGCAAACCTGTTGAACACTTCCACAGGGTTTAATCCTTGGAACTTTCCATTTTTAAATTCAGTTTGCTTCAGAACATTATCTACTAAATTATATACAACTTCTTCTTTTGTCTCTTCTGTTACAGGAAGACCAAGCAATCTTGCCACTTTCTTTTTCTTATCAGGAGTCATAGAATCAAACTTAACAATCGCTTTGTTGATAAGCTGTTTCTTTTTAAACACCACTGCATTTTCAATCTCATCATCTGCAACGTAGAATTGAGTTTCTGCAGGATATTCTCCACGCTCCCAAGACTGGTAAGAACTTGCAATAGTTGGATGAACTCGCAACCAAGCAAAAGCTAGTTCCTGAAAAGGGATTGAAAGATCAAAGAAATTATCTCCATCTAATAACTTTACAGCTTGAACGTGTAAAGTATCTTCTGTAGATGTGGACAAACCATAGTTCCAAAAGTTAGAACGTGGTGAAAGATTTACATCACCTAAAGCAGATTCAAGTCTTTGTTTGAGTTTTGTTACACGCTCAATTTCCATTTCTTGCTCTAGAGGATCTTTTATTCTTTTGATGTATGTTGCATTAGGGTCAAGTCCTGTTCTGTATTGACCGTCTAATTCTTTATAAGGATATTTAAACACACCTGTTCCAGGGATACGTGTCATTCCTTTACTAGCAAGTCCACCTTGCATTGTCTGCAATTGAGAGTTGTTATACTCTTTTTTAATAGTAGAAATTTTTCCAATCTTAGCCATATGTAGTTGTTTATTTGGTTTATTTAGCAGAGTGACACTCATCGAAGAGACTAGCGATTGGGATTCCCCAGTCCATTCACTCTGTAGTTTTGAGAAGACTCCCCCAGCTAGGATGCTGGGGGGTAATTCTTCTCGGTAGGATAAGATCCAAGTGCTGTTCTTACGGTAAGCAACAAGGATACTGTTATTAGAATTGTGGAATCTCTTCAATCAAAACTGTACGAGACAAATCCTCAATGAACACATCGCAACGATCTTTCATCCAGATTTCGTATCCTGGGAACTTATTCGCAGAACTCATACCCTGAGACTTAGCAAAACCTAAGTGGTGACGAGTACCATCGATATAACCCCAAGTCATTGAAGGAGCTCCTTTCATACGTACTTCACGAATGTTGTTTACCATTGAACCATCGCTCATTGGAGAAACATCAAACACCATGAATACAGGAGTTGATTTCTTGTTCTGACCAAATTCCAAGTTAGTTTGTGGAAGATCAAGTTCTTTCAAGTGAATCAATTCAACACGACCTGTTTCACGTGTAACCATTGCATCGAATGCAAAGTTATAAGTGATGTGTTGACCTTCTCCTTGCATGTAACGATTTCCAGAATCAGCCATGAAAGTAAGACCGCTATTCAAAGCATCAGTCTTCAAAGCTTGTTGGAACACGTCAAAACCAGCTTCGTTTGTATACATTTTAACCTTACGGTCTTTAACATCCACACGACGATAGAAAAGATCTCCAAATACAGAACGGATTAAGTTAGCAGAGAACTCACCACGATTGTATTGAACCAAGTTACCGTTGTTACGCATTCTGTGGTAAACACCTGCAGATGTACGCTTCAACTCTTGTTTAGAACCGTTAGTCTTAACAGTACCTGGTTTAGACCAGATCATACGTTTAACTTTCAATTCCAACATGCTCTTACGCATCCAGAACTCGATAAATGGTTCCCATTTAACATCGTTACGAGTTAAAGGCAACTGATTTCTACGTTGAGGAGCATATACTAAGATATCTAAAGGCTTACCTGCAGAATCTTTCATCATTTTGTCATCAGCCCACTCAGTGATCTTGTGCTCATAACCATATGCAGAACCCAAAGATTCGAACATAGTGATTTGCTCACCTAGACGAGGAAGACCTAACAAATCTTGGTCAAACTCACCAATTGCAGCATCAACCAATTCCAACTCAATACCATATTGTAAGAAGGTAGAATTTACGAAATCTACAACTGGGTTATCAGTTACCAAAGTGAAGTAGTACAACCATCCCATGTTCCAAGGAACTGGATCTTTGATAACGTAGAAACGAGGACCATATTGACGAGAACCTACAGAAACGATAGCGTTCTTAGAGAACTCGTTAGTGTCCAAAACCAAAGCAAACTCTTGACCATCGATTCCCACTTTACCAGTGTTAGAAAGGATGTCAGCTGTTGAATCTGGAATGTCAATGATCTTAGGGAATTTGTAAGGAACAGCAACTTGCCATTTCCAAGCATCACTGTTATTATCGATGTAATACGGTGTGCTTTTGTTAATCATGTCCAAGAAATCATTGCTGTACAATGAACTCTGTGTGTAGAGACTGATGATTTTCTTATCATAATCAGCAGGCTCTGTGCTGTGAAAGCTCTCCAGGTGATTAGCATCAGTGAGTTTACCCACAGCACGCTTATCCATAGAGGCCACTCTCGCATAAGTGAATCCAGTTAAACCTGGGATTGTTTGAATTGCCATCTTAGTTACTTTTTAAGTTATTGTTTAATTGTTATAAAAACCATGAATTAGATTTCTGCTGACCATTTGATGATTTAACTGAAGTTTTATTAACCTGTCTTGCCACTTCACCAAATAGTTCATTAGACTTCTTACTGATTCCTGTTTTCTGAATTGTAGATAATGTAGGATCTTTTTCCATGATCTTTAGAAGAAGAGCAACCTTCACCTTCATTTCGTGATTTTCAGGTCTCTTTAATTCCAGAATGGTACGATCAAAATCTGTAATTGTTTCTCCAGAAGATGTTTTATACTTATCTACTAGTAGGAAGTCTTGTAGTTCGGTCGCTAGTTTTGGATTCAAAGGAATACCATCAAAATCTTTTGTCTTTAGCTTTTCCTGTAGAATAGCTTGGACATTGTTTATATACTGCGATTTAATCGCTTGTCTTTGTTGTAATTGTCTTTCTGAGTCTCTTTCTAACTGTTGAAGCTTTGCTGCTTCTTTCTTAACCAGCACCTTGTGATGTTTGGTGGCAACAGTTTCAAGATCACCATAGTTTTTTAGTCTTTCAACCTCTGAGTTAATATCCTCAGGTTCAAAACCTTGATCAGCTAGAGCTTGCTTAATTACCGCCATTTGGTTTGACTCATCTGCAAGATCCATTTCAGCAAAATTTACAGCAGTGTTGTATGCAGCAAAATAATCTTTAGGATCAACTCCTTTTACAAATATGGCATCAAACGCTTGTTGATAATCTTCTCCAAACTGACCAATGAAGTTATTTACCACTTCAATAGCACCTTTCTTTTTCTCTTCTTGGAATCTCTCAAGGAATTCTTCAGGAGTAGAGATATTAACCTCTTCATCTTCATCATCCTTAGAAAAAACTCCAAGTCTGAACAAATCATTTGCAAGAGCTCCAAACTGTGTAGTTTGTGGTTCTTCATCTGATTCTTCTTCGTTTGTTTCAGGAGATTTACTTTCTGCTACTTTTTTAGTAGGAGTAGTTTTAGATTCTTCTTCCTCTTCAGTATCGTCATCATCATTACCTAGTAAAAAATCTGAAAGAGATTTTTTAGAATCGTCTTTATCAGTTTTTTCAGATTCAGAGTCTGTTACAGTTTTAGAAGTAGATTTTTTGGTATTGTTTTTTTGAACATCTTCATCATCTTTAGATATTTCTTTAATATCGTCAGGATTTGTTGTTGAAGTTTCAGGAGAAAGCAAGTCATTTAAAAGTTCTTGATTACCCATCCCCATGTCCATTGTATTCTCAATACTAAAATTGCTAATAGATTGATCTAAGTTTTCAGCCATATGTAGTTGTATTTATTTGGTTTTCAATGTAAAAGTATGTTATACCTAAATAATATCAAAGAGATAATGCACTATATTGACCAAAATTTGCTGTAATATAGCATTAATGTATTTTGCTCTAATCAAGTTTATTTGAAACTACATCATTTATCAGTCTAAAACTCCTGATAGGAGCTAAGTCTGTGAGTGTCACTTGGTTAATTTCCACTCCCCACTTTCTAACTTCTATCCTAGCTTTCTTTGTAAGAAAACCATCTATCTCTGGATCAATACACTCATCTAGTGTTTTTGACATAATGATGTTCTTAATGATGCTCTGGGTCATGTCTGATATAGCATCTTGTGAATCATACACCTCTAGAAGAAAAACTTTAACATCTGCCACTTTATACTTAACCACTCCTTTCACTACAATGTTCTGTTTATCAATAGTATATAACGATTGAGCAGGAAGACTGAGTGTTGTTGTAACTGTGTATTGTGTAATCACCTCATCGATGATTGGTACCTTAAAGTGAATCCCAGGAGAGACAACCTTTTTGAATTTGCCAAGCCTGTTTAAAACACCTTCCTCATATGGATTAACAATGACAAAAGGAGCTAGTGAACTAGCCCAATTTGTAAATATGTCTATGAGTTTTTCAAACATTATTTGCCTTTTTTAGTTGCTCTGTTTTTAGCATTCTCTTTTGCAATAGCTAAGTCGTTAGCTTGATTCTCTCTAGCCACTTGAAGTTTTTCTCTTTCAATAGCTAGTTTATCAGCAGCTTGTTTATTCTTAGCATTGATATCAGCCATCTTCATTTGGTAGTCTTTTGCAGCTTTCTGTTGCTCATTTGCTAACTTACTCACCTCAAGAACATCAGGCACTACATTTTGATTAACATCCTCAGCCTCCACTTTACCAAATCCTGTAGCCTGGATGATAGCAATCTCTTTCTTATTGATTCTATCCAGTTCTTTTTGGTAATCATCATGAGCAATTTTCTGTTCAGCTTGTTGCTGTTGCATCTGCAATTGAGCTTGTGCTTGTTCAGCCTGTTGTTGCTGCTGTTGTTGTTGCATTTGCATTTGCTGATCTTGCATAGACTCTTGTCTTTCTTTAAGTGTTTTAAACACTTTCTTCATCTGACGAACAGACTTAGTGCTATACAATTCAATAATATCATACAACGAACCACCATTCTGAATAACAGCTTGAGAAAGAGCCCTGATTTCTTGGAATATCTGATTATCCTCAGGTCTGTTAGTAAGGAACACTTTAAGATCACGGAATCTGAGTTCAGAACCATTCACTTGTACAAAAGCTGATTCTCCTTCAGACGTAATGTATGATAGGGTTGATTGTGGTTTTTTGCTTTCTATGTACAAAGCTGCATCAATAATTGCTTGATATAACTGACCCATTACATATTCGTGAGCTACAAACAATGGTTCTGTCTGAGCATATGATTGTTGGATTGCTGTGTTTGTACCTGTAGCAGATTCACTAGCAGACACAGCCCCCATTCTTTGTCTTGACATACCAACAAGCTCCCAACACTCAGTCTTCAATTGCATAGCTAATTGATAACGAGATTGAATCTCCTGTGTACGTGTAAGATCAATGTCTCTAAACTGGTTAAATGATGAAGGAGATTTTAGGTTTTCAGGACTGTCGTCAATAAACACCACACCTCTGTTACGTGCTTCCATTTCCCAAACATCTAATGCATCTTGTGCATCACCATCTTTAGGAACAGGTACGTGTCTGATAGATGTCAAATACACCTTACCAACCTCTTTCTCAAGAAGCTTGTAAAGCTGATTCATACATACATTGTACAACACCTGGAAAGGTTTCATCATGTCTACAAGACTCTTAGCCTCTGTATTCTTAATCTCGTGAGTTGTTCCAATTATAGGACAATAGTTCAAAAGCTTGTAAGGCTTAATGTGGTAGATGTCTGGACCAATCTTAATTCCTTGATACCATTGGTTAATCCATCCCCATTCTAAAGATTGTTGTGTAGGAATATTTCCTGACTTATATGTCTCATCAACAAGCGTAGATTGCTCGTTGCCCATTTCATCAATATAGATAAGCTTACCAATCTTTTTCTTTGATAACCAATAAGCTCTAACAACTACGTATTTATAACCAAATGAAGATACGTTAGATGTAAGTCCTAAGAAATCCTTTAGACCGTCATCATTCTCTTTCATTTCTGATTCAATAATCATCCTTGTCTGAAGCACAGCAGGATCGTATGTATCATATTGTACAGATCCTGTACCTGGTATAGCATCAGGATTACCAAGGTTTGACTCTCTTACATTGATCAATCCATAATCCTGGAGAGAAGATCTAAGGTGATCAATCTCATCTTTTGTCATGTCAGGAACTGACTCAATAATTTCAGAAAGCTCCATAACTTGTACTGTACCAGCTGCATAAGCCCCCTGAACTCTTCCTGTGGTATCAGAGATATATTTTCTATCAGGAGTTGTAAGGAACCACGTGTTCTTAGGATTTGCCACCTCAATGTTAAAACCAAGTTTCGAGTTGTCTTCATATATATGGTAGAATTCTCTAGCAGAAATAAGCATATCTCTGAAAGCATCCTCTGATTTCTCTTTTAAATTAAATTCAGCTTTCTGGCAGGTGAGAACATGGTTTGCCCACTTTTCAGCTATTGATGTATAGTTATCAAGTTGATCTTTCACAGAGTCAACACTCATTTGTTCAATCTCCTCAGGATCAGCTTCTTCTAAATTAACCCCTTGCATCATTAACTTCTCAACAATCTTCTGTTTAGCTTTTGCTAATACATATTCCTGGAGAACTCCTGTTTTAAACTCTAGTTCTTCTGACTTTGAATCATCATCAAAGGCCTTCACTCTAAATGTATCAGGTCTTTTAGAGATCTCTCCCACTAGTTCGTTGATAGGAGTGGTGATGATGGAATAGTGCTTTACATATGCTGGAAGCTGAAGATCTGTTGTAAGCATATCTGTAAAACTCTTCACTTGTGGTTCTTGATAGAAATCTTCCATTCTAAGAATTCCCTTTACAAGATCGTAGTTCTTTACAAATGTATCACGGTTCTTTACATACTCAGCATATGCTTTGTTTGCAAAGTAGTCCATTGTATTCTTAATCCAGCTCTCATCTTGCTTCTCCTTTTCAGTTTTAAACTGGTCTGGAAATATATTTAAATACGCATAACGTATCGTAGCATCTTTTGTATACCTAATAATTGCCATTATGTAAACAGTTTACGTTTTTTACTATTAAATAGTCCTCTTGAATCAGAGAACAATGTGTTTTTTTGTTTTTGTGAAAACATTGCTTTCACCCTGTCATCCCCTGAACCACCAACTCTTCCCATTATAGGATCCATTTTGAGTGCTTGAGCAATGGCTAGTTCTGCTGCTACAATTCTATCAAAGTTTCCTTGATCATTGTATTGTATAATCTCTTCTAAAAGAACAGGATCAAATATCTTGCTCACACCTATTTGTTCTCTTATAACATCACCAGCTTCATTCTTCTCTACATGTATAACTTCCTCCATATATTTCTTTAAGCAGTTGTGAAGATAGTCAATTATTTTCTGAGCACTTCTATGCACTCCATATTCCCTCTTCACTGTTGTATTAGGAACCACTTCAAGAAGCCATTGAGGTTGTTTCTCTAAGTAGTGAGCATCCCCTTTACTCTTCATATATTCTATAAAAGATATATCATCATTCTCACAGAGCGTACGTGCATTGTAATACTTGATGAGCAGTCTAGCTTGTTCTTCCCAAGTTTCCTTCTTATCAGGTCTTGCACAATACGAAGCTACGAACATATCTTGATATTTCTCGCCTGTTAGGTCATGCATTCTTTTATAAACGTATACAGATCCCAGAGAAGAGCTATATGCTGACTTTCCTTGTCTATATGGATCCACTCCAGCTACATACAGTCCATATGGAGGACTTTCTATGGGAAACTCATATATCACTATAGGAGCATCCTTCATATCAGATGCCTTTAGTGGAAAGTTTGTAATTGGTCGCTTATCTGTAAACTCGTGTGTTATCTTCTCACCATCGTTAAACAGAATAACAGGAGTGCCTGTTCTTTCTTGTTGTAATAGTCTGGCTTTCTGTCTTTTAGCTGACTCAATATCAAAGATGTTTGTGTCCTCATTCAGGAATATGTCATCCACTTCTAGAGGATAGTACATCTTTTCCTTCAGATAGGCTATTCTATCTCCTGCTTTCTTAAGACGTTCAAGATTGTTTGTAGTTATTTCTTTAGCTTTTTCCTCGTTAGAAACAAGCATCTTAACATTATGTAGCTCGCTTGTTGCTGGTTTATTTAGAAAAGCTCCTAGTGTAGAATCTTCTTTAGATTCCATTCTATACTTATAAGAAATGAATAGTCCGTGTACACGTTTATCATCCTTTTCATTATTATATGTAAGGAAGTTAAAGTTGTCTACGTCAAACATCAAGGACTTTGCATCCATGAATTTCTTCATATCACCACCTGTACCTGTAAGAATAGGAGAACATCCCCATCCAAATGGTGTTGTAAAACCTGGTACAGCTGCCTGAAAACCTCTTAAGAAGTTTCCTTTACCAATCTCATCTATAATTAGCTTACGAGGTTTTGTACCTGCAATAGCCTCTTCATTATTACCCTCGTCGAGGTTCCTGATAAGAATCTGTGAGAATGGGATTCTCTCTCCTGATTTGGTTTTAATTCCAAGACTCACCTGGTTCTTCCAATTATCCTCTATTCTCTGCCACCTCCAAGCTTCTGGTAGGAAGTTTAATCCCTTATCAATCTTATCTGTAATCAGCTTTATATCTGGAGCGTTCAGTCCTGCAATGATGTTCTGACTGTTCTCATCAAATGTAGCACCCCATGCTATATAAGAACTCTCTATCACTGACTTTGCCAAACGTCTTATTCCTAATATAACCAATCCTTTCTTCTCTTGTTGAGCCCTATCAATCTCATTTGTAATCACCCACTCATTGTCACGTAGATAGGGATTTGCATATTTCTGTGAGATTCTGCCACGTTCATCTATAACATCCACCTCTGTATTCCAGAAGTTAAGGTGCCAATATAAAAAAGGGTTTATATAAACCCCATCCATCATAGCTCCATTTAAACATAGCTCTTTATGATAATTAAAGAACGGCTTATATTCCTCACTTTCCCTATCAGGGATACGTGGTTGATTTAAAAACCAATCCTTATAATCTATATTTTGTAGTTCCATTATTTTCTGCTTTTAAGGAAATCTTCAGCCATAGAGCTGAGTTCTCCTTTTCCTCTCACCTCAACCTTTGCTTCTTCAAGACTTCTAAGCTTATCCACCACTTCAACAAGTGCAAGATAGTTCTTCATTGTCTCTTGAACAAATTTACCTTGAGCTTCTATAGAGGCAATTACCATTGGTAACATTCCTCCTTTAGCTGTAGGCTTCCATTCAATCCTATCCTTTAGTTCATGTAAGGGATTGGCATCAACATAAGCTTTCCAAGAGGTGAGCTGTTGCTCTGCCCATTCAAGCTCTGTGTTAATGAATGTAGTTTTTTTAATAGTCGCCATTATCTTCTTCTTCTTTTAATATATTATCAAGATCCATCCCTTGTTGAATGATTCTATCAATTTCTTTTTCATCTTCATGAGGAAAGTCCATCTCAAGCTGATCCATATATTTAGCAAGGGCATATGCAAGTTCTTTATCAGGAACTCCCCAGATGTCTCCATAATCACCAAGAGCTGTTGCAAGATGTCTACCCATGTTATACTGTGGATAGGAAACATGCAACTTTTGAAGAATTGCTATAGCTTGATTGTAGTAGTTTTGCTTCTTCATCTTTTATAGTTTACACCAATATCCCTGAACTAGTTGCTGTCAGTTTTGTCAGTGAGGGTTTAACTACGCTTGTTAAAAGCTTCTGAATCTCCTCATTAGCTATCTTTTGTGTGTCTTCTGAAATGCCTGGGGTTGCACATAAAGCTCCTAGCTTCTCAATTACAATCCATGCTTCGTGTATTGGGTTCATGTTAGTTGGTTTAAATCGTCATCAGATAGTTTAATATCTTTTTTAATCTCGTTATCGTATTTTTCAATCTCATCCATGGCCTTCTGAATATCCTCATGTAGATCTTGAGACATATAGTCTTTTGAATAAGCAAGACCTATTGTATCCTGTTCTTCCCCATTAATTCCCACTATGTCTATATACTCAAGTCCCATATTATATAATTCTTCAAGGGCATCTAGAAATATCTCTAGAGGAATCTTTTTAAGCCTCACTTCCTTTTTCTTTGCCATCTATAATGTTTTTAATTGTTTCTTCTTCTTCGTCTGTAACCGTAGCTAACCATTTGTCCAATGGACAGCTACAAGATAGGCATCTGGTTTTAGCTGACAATGTGCATCCACAATTTATACAATGATCATCAAGTCTCACTGTTTTATGGAACCTAGAATGGTGAGGGCAATCTAGACAAATCTTAATTCTTTGATCTGCTGTAGACGTAATTAACTCTTTTAGACGTGCTGGAGGAATCAGCTTGTTTCTCCAACCTTCGTAAATCTGTGAGAAATTAAGCATCTATTTTTGGTTTTATTGAGTTTATAGAATCAGATGTTGTAGTGATCACTGTATTTATATACTGCTTTCTTGCATCTGTCAGCTCATTGTTTTCCAACATTCCTTTGTAAGCAGCGAGTTTTTCTGTCAGCCTGTCTAGCTTCTTCTTCGCCTTGTTTGAGTTGAAAACGAACTTCCCAAACCCAGAAATCTCGACACTGTTGTTTGACAACAATGCGTTGTTGGCCTCTGTAAACTGATGCACTATTACGGCATCTATCACCTTCTCAGAGAGAAGAAGCTTAGGAGCAAGCTTCCTCACCAAATACTCCCTCATCGAAAGACTCTGTGGCTTATCCATGTGTTAAGCTTATTTGTAACGTAATGTTCTTGTCAAACGGAAGAATAATAACAGGATTCACCTTCACCTTTGTCCCATCCTTCACTAATACATTCACTTTCTTCAGCTTGGAGATGATGTTATTAATCGTTGGGCTTGTACTGTTATACCTGTCACAAAACTCCTGCCTAATATTAGCATAAGAAATGTTCCCCTTAACAGCTGTAAATGCTACAAGCTGTATTTCTCT